AAGGCGAAGATGTCGAAGATGTCAACGACGTTCGCGACAAGCTATGGGCGGAGTGGTGCGAAGTTTGCGATGTCAACGGACTCTACACGTTCGAGGAATTGCAGGCCGCAGCACAGCGGGAAATCGTCGAAGCTGGCGAAGTTTTGGTACGGATTATTCGCACGCCAGATACCGTGTACCGTGGTATCTTGCGGCCCGTACCATTGGCACTCGAAGTAATCGAAGCGGATCGACTTGCAGGCGACAAAGACACCTATGCGGCTCGATTGTCTGCCGATAGCGGTAATAGAATCATCCGTGGCGTCGAAGTGGACGACCTGGGCAAGCCCGTCGCCTACTGGATTTATAAAGACCATCCACTACAGCCGTACGCTTTTACGCGAACGCCAGAACGAATTCCCGCCAACGAAATCATGCACCTATTTCGTCGAGATCGAGTTGGGCAGACTCGCGGCGTGACTTGGTTTGCACCGGCACTTTCTTGGATTCGCGATCTCGGAACATACGTTGATAACGAACTGCAAGCCTCGGCGGTTGCGTCGTGTTTCACGGTCGCCATTAAAACACATACGCCGGTTGGTAACCTATTCGATCCTGATGGCGGTACCGGAACCGATACCGCGGGCAATCGCCAGCGATACGTCGAGCCTGGGATGATTATGGAGTTACAACCGGGCGAAGATGTCGTTGGACTCAATCCAGGCCGACCTAACGCAGGCGCAGAGCCTTGGATTCAATTGATCCTCCGAGGTATCGCAGTCGGCACCGGATTGTCCTATGAGGTCGTGGCTCGCGATTACAGCCAAACGTCGTACTCGTCGAGTCGAACCAGCCAACTAGAAGATCGTCGCCGGTTTCGATGTTGGCAACAGTATTTGATTCGGCACCTATGTCAGCCGGTTTGGGACGCATTTTCGGATGCGGCTGCAATATCCGCAATCCAAGGTTTTGCAACTTCGGCGGAATTACTCGACGACCGTCGGCGCTATGCACCGGTGGAATGGCAGACGCCAGAATGGGAATGGGTCGATCCGCAGAGCGAGCAAACCGCTAGCGAAATGGCACTTAATTCGTTTACCGATACTTATCAAAATGTGCTAGGTTCGCGCGGTCGATCGTTCCGCAGTGTCTTCTATCAGCGCGCAAAAGAAGAACGGATGCGAAAGAAGCTCGGCTTGATCACGCCGGAAGAACGTCAGCAACAGATCAGTGCGGCGCAGACGGCGGCTATGGCACCAGCAGAGTCGCCAACGGCTCAGTCGAGTCCAACGCAACCACAAGAACAGCGTCAAACCGGCAGCGGCGAGATGATGGGTCTATCGACTTTGCAGTTTAATCGCAACCGAAAAGCGATCGCCAAGACGCTCGAAGACCTAGCCAATAAAACCATATCGCAGACGCAAGCAAGAGTATTTTTGTCGTCCATCGGCATGAGCGCCGAGAACGTCGAAGCACTAATCAACGACGCGATTGACGGCAGTGTGGATACAAAACTACCGGAGGCTAGCGATGCCGTATAGCGTCGAAGAATCCGAAGCGTGCCCAATCGATAAACCTTACGGCGTCGTCAAAGAAGACGGCGAAGTTATGGGTTGTCACTCGTCGGAGTTCGATGCGGAAAAGCAGGTCGCAGCACTTTACGCGAGCGAAGGCATCGAGCGTGCCAAGTACGACGATATCGACTTCACTCCACCGAAAGGCGTTCGCGAAGAGGCTCAGCAAGGGCTTGATTGGCGAAAAGAACATGGCCGAGGTGGAACAGCGGTCGGCATCGCACGGGCTCGCGATCTATCGAACGGTGTAGCAGTTAGTCCCGAAACGATTCGCCGGATGGTTAGCTATTTCGCACGGCACGAAGTCGACAAAAAAGGCGAAGGCTGGAGTCCGGGCGAAGATGGATTCCCAAGTAATGGCCGAATCGCTTGGGCACTTTGGGGCGGCGACGCCGGTCAAACATGGAGTGCGAAGATCGCAAAATCTATGGACGTGCGCGACGAAGTGAAGCGGCTTTCGACGATGCCGAGAATCAAGCGTTATTTCGATGCACCGCGCGACGGAAAAGCAGTTATTGCCACCGAGACGCCGGTAGACATCTACGATCCGCAGCGGGGCCACATGAAGCAAGTTTTGCTGATGGATGGCGTTCGGTTCCGCAATCGTCGACGGCAGTTACCGATTGTCGATTCGCACGATGACAAAACAGTCCGAAACGTTTTCGGCTCGATCCGCAACATCGCCATCGAGGACGGGCAGCTCGTCGGCGTGGCAGAGTTCGCCAGCGATCCAGAATCGCAGGTGGTTGCAACGCGATACGCCGAGGGACATCTAACCGACTTTTCGATTGATGCCGTCATTTTAGAACGGCAATACATTCAACAAGGGCAGACATACACGACGAAACGTGGCGTCGTGATTGACGGACCAGCGGAAATTGTAACCGCTTGGGAACCGCACAACGCGAGCATCTGTGCAACAGGTGCCGATCCTAATTCCACGGTACGACGGTCATACGACCAGGAAATTGAAAGGAAAGCGAGTATGGATGAGTCCATGATGGCTCAGCTCAAAATGCTTGGTCTGCCGGAAGGCGTGACCGACCCGATGGAAATCATCAAGTTTTTGGCGGATCACATGCCAAAGCCTGAGATCGAAATCGAATCGATGGAAAGCCCAAAACCTGAAGACGTTGCCCGCGAAATGATGGGCGACGAAAAAAAGGTCGAAATGATGGCGACCGAAGAAGTCGAGCGACGAATGAAAGCAGATCGCACGCGACGCCAAACCATCTACAGCGATGTGAAGCTCGCGAAGCTCGAACGTAGCTTTGCCGAGCAATTGATTGATGCCGGTGTAACAGTGGAAATCGCACGTGAAAGGATCATTCAGAAAATGGCCACTCAAGAGCCAGTTGGAACCAACGTCCGAGTGACTGAAAGCTCGGAAGACAAATTTGCATCGGCTATCGGTGCAGGACTTGTGCAGCGTTCGCTTCGAGCCGCAGGTTTGCGAAAGCAAGTGGCACCAGTTGCTGGTGCTGACGAGTTCGCTCGAATGGACTTGCGACGCATGGCGACTATGTGCGTTGAGCGTATGGGAATCAAAACCGACAAGCTATCGATGCCAGAAATCGCACGTATTGCGATGGGTGCTCGCGGCGTGTCGGCTCAGTACCGAGTACAGCGTGATGCCTATCACACCACTGGCTCGTTCCCGAACCTATTACTCGATGCAGCCAACAAAACCTTGCTGGCCGCTTACGAAGAAGCGACCTACACTTGGTCCATTTGGGCTCGTCAAGCCGCATCGGTCGATGACTTCAAACCGATCAACCGTATTCGCTTAGGCGAATCGCCAGACCTCGAAGCGATTCCAGAAGGTGCTCCGTATCCTGAAGGTGCGATGGCTGATGCGAAGACATCGTATTTTGTGCAGAAGTACGGCAAGCAGTTTACCGTATCGTGGGAAACCGTCATCAACGATGACCTCGACGCACTCAGCCGAATTCCAGCAATGCACGGTAACGCAGCTCGTCGCCTTCAAAACAAGAAGGTTTACGAAGTGCTTACCAGCAACCCGACGATGAGCGACGGACAGGCGCTATTCTCTGCTTCGCACGGATCGGGCAGCAACGTATCAGGCGGTGCCGGTGCACCTGCTGTTGCTACGCTCAACACTGGCTATCAGCAGATGATGCTTCAGAAGGGCATCAACAGCGATGCAATCCTTGGCCTAACGCCATCGTTTTTGATCGTGCCGCCTGGCTACTCGGCGACCGCCTTGGAAATCGTCAATAGCCAGAGCTACAACGCAGCCAACAACAACGAAGGTGTGGTTAACATCTACGGTGTGAATGGCGTGCGTCCACTACAGGTCGTTGTTGAGCCGATCTTGCACGCAGCCTCGACGACCAACTGGTATTTGGCTGCCAACACGAACCAAGTCGATACCGTGGAGCTTGCGTTCTTGTCGGGTGAAGAGTCGCCGGTTTTGACCAGCGAACAAGACTTTGATATCGATTGCTACAAGTACAACGTGCGTCAAACGTTCGGCGTGGCCGCAATCGACTGGCGTGGGCTGTTCCGCAACTCTGCTTGATCTTGATTTGAGATGACCCCTAGCTCCATTGTGGGCTAGGGTTTTCCCCTAAAACAAAACGACTTTGGAGATTTTCAATATGGCCGGTATGCAAGATTTTGAGATTTTTTCTGATGACTTCAATGGAGCGGTGGCAACCTTCCCAACGTCTGCCGATCCAGCAACCGCTTGGCTAGTCGACGACGTTTCCGCAACTGGAACACCAGTCTACACCAAGGGAACCAGTGAAGCGACGCTGACGCTGAACAACGACAGCGATGTGGTTGTTGTTGCGTTGCACTTCAATGATGCGCTCGATTTCGATATCGACGACATTCAGCGTGTCACCATGCGAGTCAAGATTGGAGCCGCAACGTTTACAAGCGGTTCGATTTTGTGCTTCGGTGTTGGCTCGGCACGCAACGACACAGCGAACAGCGTTGCGGCAAACGCTTGGTTTCGCATGGAAGGCGCAAACAGCACGACGCTAGTTTATGCCGAGACCGACGACGGGACTCGCGACGTTGACGACATTTCCACCGGCGTCACGCTCGGCACGACCTACAAAGATTTCGTGATTGACTTCACTGGCGGAAAATCGAACGTCAAGTTTTACATCGATGGCGTTCGCGTTTGTGCATCGCAGACCTTTGATATGTCGGCCTATAGCTCCGGCTTGCAACCGATCATTCAGATCCAAAAGGCTGCGAACACAAATGCCGACAGCGTGGTTGTTGATTACATCGAAATCATTTCACATCGTGGTTGATTATGACACTCCGCCAGATGATCGAAGATGATGCTGCAAAACTTGTATCGACGAGTGATTTCGGTGAATCGGTCGTGTACCGAACTCGAAATAACATCGCACGAACAATAAGTGCAGTCGTTTTTCGGCAACTGGCGGAACTCATAAGCGAAGACGAAAATCGGTCGGTGACAGTGTTCGAGGCGCACGTTGTAAACAACAGCACGCTTGGCATTGCATCGACCGAAATTGACCTCGGCGGCGACACGCTTGACATTGCCGAGCGAGTCGACAAGACAGCCAGACCGAGAGCCATTGTGCAGATTCAAGAGCAGGACGAAGGGATGCTTGTACTGAGATGCCAGTAGCAGAGCCAGATATTGTCGAAATTCTCGAAACGATCGAAGAACGACTCAGCCATCTTTTGGCCGAAGAGATCGTGATTCCAAGTCGCGAGAATTACGACGATGGCGATATTGGCATTCCGCAGAGTCCGAAGGATAAGCAGATCGTTGTTAGCCTTGGAGATTGCACACGCATACCGGAGTTGGACTTGCCAGGAAATCCTCCGAGGGAATGCTGGGAAATCGACTACCGAATCCGATTACGGCTGATGCCAAGCGAAACCGATCAAGAGTCGATTGACAAGAAACTGATTCGTTTCGTGCGTGACGTTCGGCGTGCGATCACAGGTGCAACGGCCTACGATCCAGAGTGGTACACGTTCGGCGGCGAAGCGATTGATGCGGCGTGGGGATCAACGATGCAGCGATTGATACACGACGGCACAAGTCAAAGCGATGGCTATGTGTTGTCGCTGCTTGTTCGGATTCGTGTGGCTCCAGGTGCCTTATGATTTCGATGAACATTCAGGCCAAAATCGGAGAACTGGAAAAGGCACTCGGAGAGGATACACCGAAAAAACTCAAGCGTGAAATCAAGATCGCACTAAACGCAGCCGCGAAAAAAACAGAATCGTTGCTGGCGAAAGAGATCTACAAAGAGATCATGGTTTCGCAGAAGGCAATCAAGAAAGACATAAAACAAGTTGATAAAGCTACAGAAGACAAGCTAACCGCAAAAGTTCGGCAAAAAGAAAACGCAAGACTTTCGCTGAAGGAATTTCGGCCACGGCAAAACAAAAAAGGCGTTCGCTATCGAGTCAGTCGAAAATCGGGCGGCAAGTTTATCGCAGGAGCGTTTATTTCCGAAGCACTTGGCGGACACGTTTACAAAAGAGTCGGCAAAGCGAGAAAGCCGATTGATAAAAAAGATGGTGTATCGCCTTGGGGCGTAACGGTCGTGAACAACCTCGACAAGCTCATTGTGGAGCGAGATATCGAGCCAACGCTAATCAAGCAGATTGAGCGACGAATCCGAGCAGTCAATTTCAAGAAATCGCAAGGGTAAAAATAGATGCCACTACTGAAAAAAATTCGTACGCTTGCCGCGAAGATCGAAGCGACGCCAGGAACTGCTGAATCACTAACGGCCTCGGAAGGTGTTTTCAACGCTTACGATATTATGCTTCAGCCATCGATTGCAATGACGGATCGCGAGGGTAGCGGCTCATTTAATTACTTGACTGCAATCACCGAAGGCCAAACGGCCACGGTAACATTCCGAACCGATCTTGCTTGGGATGGAACCGCAACCGAGCCAACGATTTTTTCGGTACTCATGCCAGCGTGCGGCTGGACTGAAACAACGAACGTCTGGAAACCACGAAGTGAGGCACCAGGCACGAACGTCAAAACGCTGACGCTTGGCGTGTACGTCGATGG